GTATGCTCGTTTGCGGTAAGACTCACGGGCCTTCTCGCTCTTTTGCGATCGTGCCCGTATGCCCAGCCGGTCATAGACTTCTGTGACTTTCTTGCTGATCGCCTGCTTGGTAATGCCGTACCGTTTAGCCACGGCCGTCATAGATTCAGGCGATCGATTCAGCGATATGTTCAGTACCGCATGCCCCAGCGTGTCCGTTCGGTTAGCCATAGCCGGGTGATCGGCAGACTTGTCCATCAAGTGCTCTATCACTTTGGTGATAGTCGCAACCGTTGAGGTGGTAACCGTAATCTTTAAATCATCGCATGACTCAAAAACCAAGTCTTGCAGGCTGTCCATCATGCTGGCGGGATGTGGAATAACCGCCGGGATTCGTTCGATTACTTCCTGATCTATCATATTAAATTAACCCCGCTGGTGCAGTGCTTGGTGCAGTAATGGAAATGACCGTCTGCATTAGTGCAATAATAGGCCCTAAAGGGCCTTTATTACTGCACCTACATGCTCCGCAATACTGCACTAGTGCAATAAGGGTTACTGCACTAACGTTAAAATGGCTCATTTGTCACCTTTTTGCTGAATAAACCAGCCTCAGTTTCTTCAATCAGACCGTCCTCTTTAGCCTGCTTCACACGGGCCTTCGCTTGCCGTTCCTGCAACCCGGTGGCTTGTTGTACAAATGCGACCACTTGGCTGTATTTAGCCACTTCGGGTAGCTTGCCCCAATCGATCGACATAGCCTTTCGGCCTACTGACTTTTCAGGCGCCCCTACTTCAATCCACGCCATCCCCCTGTCGGCATGCTTTAAATAAACTAACGGCTGCGTCTTGCTGGCTATAAAATCGCTCGCTGTAACGCCAGGACGCAAGCCAGACCGCTTTCCGCGCTTGGTTACTTCGAGCTTATATGTGTACGTGCCTTGCTCATCCTGACCGCAAGGGGACAGCATTAAAACGGCTCTCGCCCAATTCGTTAGCTCGCTTGATCCAAATCCGCTATAGGCTTTGTCGTGGCCCTGATACCCACTGCCGTCCCGCGTTGGCTTAGGCGTGTGGTGCATAAGCATCCATGCAAACCCACCAGCAAGCGCTAGCGGGTTTAGCAAATTGCGCAGGAATCCGCCGGCCGTCTCTTGGCTGGATAAATCGCCACCAATAAACGCCAGCAACGGATCTACCCAAGCTAATTGCGGTTTATGCCTCTCTGCTAATCTGCGCATTCGATCCACAAATCGTTCACCAGTAGACGTGCAGTCACGCACGATGACTATGTTTTCTTTAACCATCTGCAACTCCTCCGGTGTTAGATCTATGGCTTTTAAAATACCCTGCAGCGCCTCGGCAACGTCGCCCTCATCGTTCTCGGCCTGTACGATCAGCGACTTAAGCGGCTTGCCATGTGGCGATATGCCAAACAGATCACGACCGCACGCCCAAGTAATCGCAGCCTGTAAGCACAGCACCGACTTACCTAGCCCGCTGCTACCCACCCACAGCGCCGATCCGCCCCGGCAGATCCACCGCTTGCCCAGCAACTGCGTTGGGTCGCAATCCTCTTTGAAATTTACCAGATCCTCCCACTTGTACGGCTCTGGGATATCACCGTAGATCGTGCGCTCCTGCCATTCAATATACGTGAGCGTAGGTGCACCGCATTCGACAAGCTCCTGCTGCTGACCAGTCGCCGTCCTCATAGCACCGGGCAACCTGGACAACCGCCCGGCGTCCTTGTTGGCCGGATCCAGCTTTGTGTGCTCTAGGTGCTTGTAAATAAACGCCACACGCTCGGCAAACTCCTTGGCGTTGGCTGCACGTACTTCAACAAAAGCATGCAGGCTTCGTGAACCGCTCTTAATGATGGCGGAGGTGGGCAGACCACTGCGCTTAACAATCGCCCACTGTTCTTGCAGCGTACTTTCGTCAAATTCAATTAGGCAGTGCCGATATTTCGTGACGTGTTCTGCAGCTCGTCCGTTTCCATTGTTAGCGTTAATCGACACATAAACGCCCACTGCATCGCCTTGCCACTCCTTAAGGCCATCGGCCTTAAACAGCTCTAGCCATTCCTCACGGCTTCGCGTCTCGCCTGCACCGTCCGGCCGCTCGCGCTCGCCGTGCCGAATCGATCGGCAGATATTGATCTGATCCCCTACGTCGAAGCAGGTGGTCAGAAACTTATCAACTGGCCCGCTCTCTACGCTGATCGGCATGGGCGGGACTGGCAGATCCTCACGAACGATCGCACCGTTCTGATAGCCGTACTTTGCCTTCGGCCTCCACGGCTCCCTGGCTGGTTTGCTGTAAGCGGATTTTACGGCTGCCACGCATTCATTCTGCGTTAGCCCATTCTTAAATCCCCAGATCTCTGCCTCTGACTCCGCATCAAACTGCGACAAGCCTTGATCACGGAACTGCAACGCCATGCGGAACAGTTGCGTGTTGCGCTCACCTTCCGGCGCCCCGTTGTGGTAAATTGCCTCGGTGGCTGGGGGCAGTGTAATCATTTTTTTGCAAACGCCTTTAGCGCCTTAACAATCACGTACTCAATCACTGCCTCTTCATCTTTCTTTAACTGCTTCAGCCCAAATGCGTGCAAAGCCTTTGCCGTTTTTGCGTCATAGGTTACGTCGACTAAAACCTGCTTAGGTGCGGGCCGTGCTTTGCCAAAAGTAATTTTGCCTAGATCCTTCATTTGCGTTTTCTCCTTTTGCGGGGTTTGACTTCTTTCCAAATGTTAAAGTCCTTGTCGCACTCGACCGACCAAAGCATCAGTTTTTGATAAAGTGATCCGGCTAAGCCCCAGCGGCACAAAGTCCTGCTAACCAGATCTCCTAACCAGAATAGAAGCCACGACAACGCCCTCATTTTTTCTTCTCCAAATCCCGCTTTTGGTACACCTTCGCCCGCTTCAGCAGCTCCTTGGCTATATGCAGCGCCAAATCGAGGCGGCAGCGAGTTACGACCACACGGCCGTCGATCAGGCTTTTCTTTGCCCGCTCAAGGATTTCGATTTGCCAGGTTAAACGCTTTACGCTCACCACTGCCCCATTCCCCAGCGCATGCGATTGGCGCGGGCCTCTCGCACACATTCGGCGTACTGCTCTGGTGTGTAGGTTCCGATGACGCGGGCGGAGAACATTGTGATAAGCTGCTCAAATGTCATAGATTTGCCCTTCACAAAAATCATCTTCTCGCGTCTCGGCTTTGATTTCTTCGTTTGCCAAGTCTTCTTGCACTTCTTCTGTTCCACAGTTACACGCCTCAGAATCAATGTGGATGTAGCAATTCAGAGCATGGCCGGGGTAACGCCTTAACTTTTCTGATTCAACCTTTAACTCAGCCCAAATGTGTTTGCTAAAGTTCACAGCACCGCCTTCGGCAGCGGCCCAGCCAGTTTGTAGTGGTACTTGCTGGCGTCGTATTCCAGCGGATAGCTAAAGAAGTCACGCAGCAGATCGATGTCCCGCTGGATGGTCTTGTAGCTACATTCGAGCTTCACGCCCAACCTGGCACAGCTCGGCAGCGTCAGATCACGGCGCAGCATTCCAACGATCACGCCCAACCGGCGCAACGTTGGCCGCGTATCGCCTAGGCCAGCTGCGCGATTGCGTTTAGATGCAAACGTTGCGGCTTTTGTGCTCACTTAATCACCTCAACCATCGCCACCATTGGCAACCTCATCGCGTTAAACTGCTTTTCACTCGCTGCAAATACGTCGATCACCGGCAACTTGCCGCCGCTCGCCTTCTTGCTTTTTACTGCCGTGCCCGTATCCACGGCAACCCACTCCCGCTTTGCGCCCATCACTCGGATCTTTGACCACAGCGGAATGATGTCTGGATCGACGGCGCAGTGACGGCCAGCACGTAACCTAGTGCCGGTGCTCGATTGATAGCGACTGCTCCACTCATCCTCACCCGGCCAGTAGCCAGTAATCCGCACCTTAATTTTCTTCACGTCGATCTTTTTGGCGATCGGGCGCAAATCGATCAGTGCGTTGCCTAGCTTTGTGGTTGTAAATCCCAATAGGGCGATGAAAGAAAGCAACATCCTCATAGCCCGCTCCTTATCCGATCGATCAGATCGTTCTCCCGTGCCTCGCTGGCCGCCAGCGCTGCCTTGGCCTCCGCCAACTGCCGGGCAAGCGAGCGGACGCGGTTCAACAACTGCTCGTGGGTGGATTGTTCGGGTATGATCTCAATCACAACGCACCTCACGCGGGTCATATTTCTTCAGCCAGCGCCACACCTTGCAGATCGACGTGAACGCCTCGAACGCCTGGGCGACTTGCTCGGCGGTGTAACGGATCTCCTGCAACTGGCCGGTGACTGGATCGATCAGAATGTTGCGGCAAGCCATCCCCTCGTCCGTGAAAGCGTACGCATAGGCGCTGAGCTGAAGCAGATCGGTTTCGTAGCCTGATGCTTTTGAGACGCCTTTTGCATCTGTTTTAAATTTTCTAGTTTTAAAATCTATTACTTCCATCTCGCCGTGAATCTGGGCGATCAAATCCACTCTGCCTGCGTATCCTTCCGCCTCATTGACTAGGACAGACTCGCTTTCATGCACTTTAGTCACGCAACATTCCCGCCATTCTTTCAGCCCTGCATAATGCTCCTCGTATCCTTTAACTAGGTCGCCCGGCTCTTGCCGATTGATTATCATTTCAGCCAAGGAATGAATGTGAGTTCCGCGAAGTGCCGCCGCCTCTACTTCTTTGCGGCTGTCTAACACCACCCGCTTGGCGAAATCGCCGTCGGCTTCGCCTTCGTTCCGTGGTAAGGACAGGGCGGATAGAATAGCCTGCTCCTCCTTCCAGTTTATCAGCCCCTGTTTGCTGGGGCCAGCCGCTCCGAGAATTGTGGTGACGGACGGAAACGCACCCACCTTGCGGGCGGATCGCAGATCGCCGTGGCACGACTCACCTGACTTTAGGTAGTAGTGAGACGACTCCGTTTTTGCGGTAACGATTATCGGCGCCATCAGTTCCACCTTCCGATTGCGGGCATCAGTTGCAGGCCGAGCGCTACGGCTAGCAGCGGTAACATTATTTTAACTACGATTGATAGGATTTCCATGGGGGGTATTTCTGGCCAGGGTGGGGATTGCCCACCCCGGCCAAATGCTCAGAACGGCATGGGTGCACCGTCGGCATCTAACTCGACGACGGCTGGTTTCGGTGCGCCAGGGCGATTGCATTTCCGAACGAAGTCTTTATCGACTTTGACTTTGTTTGCGCCCGCGGGCAGGACGGCCTGCACGTTGGCGTACGTTGATCCATCACGCTCCGCATGAGTCACGAGGATTTGGCACGGCTTACCGATCAGCGTTTCCAGATCCAGATTCTGCGGTGGCGCCTTTTTGGCGTAGGATTTCAGATCTTTGAACAGAGCTGCTTTCTCATGCAGGCTCAGTCCGTAACGCCGGCCGATGGTGAACGGCCGCCCGTCCTCCATCTTCTCAGCGATCTGCCAGACCAACCTGATCTGGTGCTTCTTTCCATACTGCGTTTCCACAACGCCGAGATCCTCAACGTCGCAGAACACTGCGTCGTGATTCCCTTCTGGGGCTGGCGTATATGTGCCCCCTCTTGATGCTACGATTGGCATATTAGGATTTCCTTTCTTGGTTTCTTTGTTTTTGTTTCTTGGATTTGCGACGATTACTCATCGTCACAAAAATCGTTATTTCGGTGCGGTTGGTTAAGGTCTTGGAACTCGCGGTCGGCCAAGTGCCATGCGATCTCATGCTTGCGGGCCAAGTCCTTGGCTTGTGCTAGGTCGCCACGGTTCACGGCTTTCACAACTCGCTCGGCCGAATTGCGACAGGCCATCACTTCGATGTTTTCGATTAGGCGGAATTTGGTTAGGTCGGTCATAATCAACCCCTGCGGTTGTTGCCGTAGTAATCGACAAAACGGTGGAAGTCGTAATCGGAGTCACGCTGCTCAAGCTCGTAAGCCTCGTTTTCGTAGTCGGGCTTTTCGTTGTTAAATTTAGTTGGTTCTTTTGGTTCGCTCATTTTGTTTTCTCCTTCATCGAAAGGCGGAATGATTTGGCAGTCATCGCCACTGCTTCAGCCGTCAGGCACTTGGTTGTGAAACGCCAGATGCGCCAGCCCAGGTCGGCGGCTGCTCGGTACTTCTCGCAATCTTTCACCATCCCCATCCCACGCCCGTGACGGCCGCCAAACGGTAGAAACGCACCACCGTCCAGTTCGATCGCACAGCGGGCAGATTTGCAGGCGTAGTCGAAACGCCATTTGCGGGTCGGGTGAAACGTGTGCTCGGCTACTAGCTCCGGCCCGCCAGCCACTTTCCAAAGCAGCTCAAACTTGGCTGATAGTGCGCTCACAGGCTTGCCCCCTGTTTTTCGATTAGCCCTTTAATGATGTCCTCGATGCGTTCCAGCCGATTGCGTAGTTCTTTGTTTTTTGCCTGAAGATCAATCAGCGCCATCGTCATCGACAAAGCGCCGGAGCCGTAGCTGGCGGCGGGCGCAGGCAATACGCCCTCTTGTTCTAGGTCGCGCACGCTCACAGCAATTCCTTGCGAATAAAATCTACGACCCAGAAAAAGATCACCGCGCCAATGGTCAGGCCGGTGATTCCGCAACCGATCGCCAGTAGCCAGCCAAGGATTAAGGCCGATACTTGAGCCAGATCGCGCATGACTTCCCACGAGATCATTTGCTAGCCTCGTGTTGCTGTGCCCACATACGGCACACGGCGGGGTTTGGGTGATAAACGAACGCTTCGGGGCCAAGATCGTATCCGCCCCGCGAATTTAAATTTAGTTGTTGGTAGTGTGGCTTTTTAGCCTCAGTAATTACTGCCGTGTTACCATTTCGGCGTAAGTCGTTATAGTGACAAGCATCGGACGGGGTGGGATTTGAACCCACGGTTCTATCTCCTTCTTTATTTTGATTGATTATGCTTTGCATGGTTGCTGTGTGTTATTGCTTTAAACTGAGTAAATGTTACCGTTATCACCATGGCGTATTCTTACCAGAAACGCGGCAGCCCTTGGTTCTTTATTCGTTTTAAAGACCCGACTGGAAAATGGCGTAGTAAAAGCACCCGCTACCGAATCGACAATACGCTGCATCGCGCAAAGGCAACGGCCGAGGCTGCTCGAATTGGCGTTAATGAAAAGCGAGCGGATAGTGGCCACGATTGGGTTGAGGATTTGATCGAGAATCATCCCGTTTCCCCTCTGACAAAAGCCTACTACTTGAATTGCTGGCGTCATCTTGTGCGATTTATTATCGAAAAAAAAATAACCCTGCAAGCGTTTTCTCCATCCGATTGTGAAATTTATTTGAAGTGGCGCCAAAGCCTTCCACGCACGTCCGGCGGTAAGGCTGGACGCAACCAAGCGTGCCAAGATCTGAAGATTCTTAAATGGATTCATCGCCAAGGCCGACTTCTTGGCAAAATGGATTCTGTCGCCCTTCTGGATTACAGAATTAAGAGGGGGCCGATCTCCCGCGTTAAACCCGTGTTTTCGGATAATGAGATTAAAATCACCCGGAAGGCTCTGGCTGTGGAAGGTGTTCCCGAATGGATGCGAATCAGCTTTGAGATCGCCCTCGCTACTGGCTGCCGTTTGCGTGAGACGCAGATTCCTCTGGATTGCGTGGACTTGAAGAACCGTGTGCTGACTTTCCCGACCCCCAAGGGTGGAGCTGGCAAATCGTTCAGCATTCCCATCCCGGCCGCAATCGAACCTATGCTCGCCAAGATGAAGGCCGAGGGACGCGAGGTCACTTGCATCGTGCCACGCACGCGAGCCTCGCTTTGCTGGCGCAGGCTGCTGGATATATGCGGCCTCAAACGTCACTGTTTTCATTCCTTGCGGGTAACTCGTGTGACTCGATTGCGGCTCTCAGGTTGCAGCCAATCTGTCGCCATGAGGTTGGTAAACCATTCTTCGACTCTAGTGCATGAACTTTACCAACGGCACTGTGTAGACGACTTGCGCGATGCTGTAGATTTAGGCCAGTCGTCTGCATCATCCGCCACCGATCAAAGTCGCTCGGAATTACCTTACCCGCGATCAGCGGGAATCCAGGCAGTGCCTGCATTTGCTTAATGCGCACATAGCCGAGACCGTAGGCCGCACCTAATTGGCGTAGGGAAAGAGCTCGGTTCTCCTGGCGGAGTTTCATAGCAGTATCGTTGAGACGCTCCGAGCTCATAAGTATCTAGCTTTGTTCTCCCGATGCTTTTGCAAGCAGTTGAGTAATGAGCTGAGAAAGGGAAATACGACGGGCAGCGGCTAATTTTTGAGATGCTTTTTTAACAGCAACGGGCAGAATGATGTTGGTCTTTTCCGCTTTTAAACCGCTGAGTGGACGACGAGGCATACGCCTTTGCTACGCACACACGGCGTATTAGCAACACATTTCTTTTGGGCATTAACTTTTTTTTAAACTTGAATGCGTATTTATTACGCATACAATCCTCCCTATGAAAAAGGCGAAAACAAACCTTACGATCGACCCAAAAGTAAAACGCAACGGTGAGCGTCTTGCCAAAAAAAGCGGATTATCCCTTTCGGCATATATTACCACCCTGCTCGTCAAAGAGCTGGCCAAAGAAAATAGACGCTAGTTTTTGGGCGATTTGCCTGAAATAAGGCGGTAGTGGGGTATTTTCCTGCAATGGCCTAAAAACTTTTTTCCCTTTGAATCGACGTGAGGCAATCGAACCACATAACTTTTTTTCTCGGCTCTGCCGTCTTTAACCAAATTCGCTAAAAGTTTATTGGCATAATTTGCCGACTTGCCCCACAGCTCAGCGATCTGGTTTTTAGTTAACCAGCCGTCGGGAACTACCTC